GTAAGACCCTTATCATCGGTACCTACAATGTAGGACAGGTGATTATGTACTGGAAGGCATTCAATGACTTCTTGTACAATAGGCTAGCAGGTTTCAAACCTGTTTTACCTAAACCATCGGGTGAGAACTACTTTGTAGTCTACCTCCTGGGCTGGCCCAAGATCCAAAGGATCTTGAACCAGGATGTGGATAAGTTTCTCTTAGAGTCTTATGCACATTTATCCTCTTCACGTCAGCTTCCAGCTGCGGATAAGAGGAAAGAGAGGGAAGCTCTAAGAACTTTCCTCTCGAACGTTGAGCGTCCGTATCCTCTGGATATTTCGGTACTCAATATAACCCATTCTCTCTCTGAGAGAATTGGGGAGAAATGTGTTTCACTGAGTGAAAGACACATTACAAAACCGCACATCTCTCTGAGTTGTGCAGGGTCTTACTACCAAACCGTCAAAGACGGAGGTAGAGGAAAGGAGATCAGAGATGCTCTTAACTCCCGATTGACTGTCGTTCCTCTGGAAGACGAGTCAATTGAGACTCCCTTCGGACTACTTTGTTGTCCAGCAGGTGAGCCTAGATGGAGGTACTGGTGTCGTAAACAACCATACACCCATTATCAGGATACTCCCTTTGGGAGCCCTATCAAAGAGGAAGTGTTCGCTGAACAGAACCTCTACTACCAAGGATTCGATGAATGCATTGGTAGTCAAATCCTAGTGGTAGCATACCTCGACTATGTCGACTGGTCAAAGACCGGCCTAGGAATCCCATGCCGAACTCTGACAGTGCCAGAGCCCGGCTTTAAAGCCAGAATAGTGACCACAGGCCCGTACTGGCTTAACATCCTTCAGCAGGGCTTAGCCCATGTCATGAAGGATGTACTCTCAGCGCATCCTTCTGTGAAGTCATCGCTGATGAAAACTGATCAGGCGTGGCAGAGCCTATACCTGATGAGTAACAAGGAATATCCAAAGGACTTCCTTGTGTTATCCAGCGACCTCAAAGAGGCCACGGATCATATCCCGAAAGAAATCGCTCTGCGATTATTCACGGGATTTATCAAGGGATCCGGTATCCGGAGCAACTTGATAGAGGTCTGTCGAAATCTCTTAGAGATGGATAGGACCTTTATCTCCTCCGAGGGTGTCTCTGAGAGACAAACTCGTGGAGTGATGATGGGAGAGCCCCTTACAAAGGCGCTCTTGACCATCTTAAACCTAGTCGTAGAAGAATACGCTATGCGTACCTACCTAGGTATTAACTACGGTACTTCATTTTATGAAAG